ACTGAGCAAGGAAACAGCCTAAAGCATGCTCCTCGCACGTGGCGCGGATAACGTTGGTGTAATCGACCCTATCAGATGAAAATAGGGGTTTGTTGGCCTTCAGATGGCAACGGTAGAATGCGGTGCGGCTTTTCTTCGCGCGCGGTGTGGTCTGGGTGTTATTTACCCGGGTACCACTTGTGTTGTTCTGTCGCATTTGTTGAACACAAGTTAGGTTAATGTATGGTATAAAAAGAGGGCGTGCCCCCTAATTCTTGCGACAGAACCACAACTACGTAGCGTAGAAGTGCAACGGGAACACGCCCAAAAGACGTTCGTATATTTCTAATGACTACGTAAAGTAGTTCTGTCGCAACAGCAAAGATAGAAAATCATTTCGAATCTGCAAAATTATTTGCCATCGGCATCGAAAAAAGGTATCGACGGCTTCTCCTTACGGGCGATTCGGTACATCATTTCAGCCTTTGCGCCGTTGATGATCTTACCCGCAATGTTAGCAATCTCCGATGCCTCTTTGATCTCGATCTCTCGTGCCCGAAGCTCTGCATACACGCGGCCCAAATCGGCCGTCAATTCCCGGATGTTCTTAATCTCTTTCATCGTTTTGTTGTTTTTTGATTTCTCGGTATAACTTTAGTTGAATACGTTTGTAGTCGATTGTTTCGGGGGTTACGGGGAGGTTGCAGCGCTTTAGTTTATCCATTAAATACCCGTCAGTCAGATTCTCGCGTTTCTTTCGGTCATACGCCCGGTACATTTCGAGATTAGCTGCGTAATACTTGCTGGCATTCGCCCGGTACTTTTCGAGATTAGCGGCGCGCCACTTACGGTGCTTTTCCCGCGCCTTTTCGGAATTAGCTGCGTAATACTTTCTGGCATACTCCCGACACTTTTCGGAATTGGCTGCGTAATACTTGCGGTCATACTCCCGACACTTTTCGGAATTGGCTGCGTAATACTTGCGGTCATACTCCCGACACTTTTCGGAATTGGCCGCGTAATACTTGCGGTCATACTCCCGGCACTTTTCGAGATTAGCGGCGCGCCACTTACGGTGCTTTTCCCGCGCCTTTTCGAAATTGGCTGCGTGCCACTTACGGTTATTTTCCCGCGCCTTTTCGAAATTGGCTGCGTGCCACTTACGGGACTGCTCCGCCTTGCATTGTTTGCAAATATGGCTATGACCTAATACGCATTCCTTATTCTTCGCAAACTCTTCCAACGGCTTTTCCTGCCCGCATTTGCGGCAGACGCGGGTAATGTCATCCATAATTTCTTACTTTTAGGGGTTATTCGTAGATAGGACGCCAGCCGACAATACTACTATGGCGGTAATACTATTGCGACGCAGGGAGGATTAGAACAGCCGCCCCTGAACATTATCATCCGGACGCCTCACAGCATCCGCCCACCGCTCGTGTACGAACATCTTTTCTACGCGTTTTATCGTTTTTGATGATGAATAGGTGCATGCTTTGTCAATACTCGCAAAGCATATAAAGTCGTCCGGCATGGAATATTCCGAAACGAACACCGGGAATTCCATGCTCCGCAGCCATCTATAAAATCGTTCATGGTCGAAATCGTCGATATACCCCGTCGTGTTAGCATACGGCGGGTCGCAGTATACCGTCGCGCCCGGCGGTATAGCAACATCGCTGTAATCCTTTCGGGACAGTTTCAGTCTTTCCAGACTTTGCAGTCTTTCCAGACTTTGCAGACTTTGCAGTCTTTGCAGTCTTTCCAGACTTTCCAGACTTTGCAGACTTTGCAGACTTTCCAGACTTTCCAGTCTTTCCAGACTTTGCAGTCTTTGCAGACTTTCCAGACTTTGCAGACTTTCCAGTCTTTCCAGACTTTGCAGACTTTCGTTTAAGAACGCCCACGGAATAGTTAACGCCGGTAAAATTTCCTGCAACTTCTCGTATTGCTCAGAGGTTGGCAACATCCATTGAGATTTGCCAAAATAATGGCCACTCATCTGATTTCCAAGGTGTCGATCGACATCTTTTTGCGTAAGACCGGATAATTTCAGGGCGTCCTGTAAATATTTTCGCAAATACGCTGATTTAACCCGAAAAACATCTGTATGTATCGCCTTTGTATTCAATGTGCCGTCCGCATTGTATTGAGGTGCCACGTCGCACGCTGCGCACAACTTCAGCACCTTTTGCGTCAGCTCTCCTATTTCATCACGGACTTTTGCAAATTCCCGGACAAATCCTTTCCATGCCAACCGCGCGCTCGTGGGCGTCCCCGCGAAAAATACCGCGTGCAGGTGCTTCTTAAACCGCTCAACCTCCGGATCATACAGATATGACCGCATACCATTCCCAAAGCTCCAGCAAAGCCGCACGTAGGGGTCGATGTCTTTGAGACGGAAGAAATCCTCCCGACTGATCCATCGACATTCATTCCGGTATTTCCCATCGATGGCATCACGGAAGACTTGGGGATATTCCGTAATATCGTTTGCAATGAAACGCCCGAATTTACCAGACAATATGGCAGCGTGAGTTACCGCACATCCTCCGGCGAACAAATCCACGAACGTATGCGACGCGGGAAGATTCGAAATAACCCATTTCGCAATACTATTCTTAGAACCCTTATAAGGTAATCCGTAATTCATAACTAATCTAAATTCAATGCCATCCTCCGCGACCTCTCGGCATTCTTGAGGTAGCGTGTTTTGTACTTCTCATTGGCCTTGTCGGGTGTAACCCAAAGCACCGTGTTGTTGTCGAGCCGTAAAGGCACCAGTCCTTTGTCTTTGAGCTCTTGAAGATATTTATTCATGGTCGTTTGATTGTATCCAAAAGAAGCGGGGGCTTCTTACTGCCCCCGCGGTGGCGGCGTTACTGTGCTTCGCGCCGCCGATTTGCGTTCTTTATCTCCCGTTTCGTGGGCTTAGCCCGCCTCGGCCTTGCTACTTCCTTCACGCAGCCTCGGATTGTCGAGGGATATACCCTCTGTCAGCTTCCGTTGTGACAGACGCCCAAGCGCCCGATCAAACTCACAACATTAGGGCTAGAACCCCGTTGAGCTACCCGGATTCGAACCGGGAGTACCGCCTCCAAAGGGCGGTGTGTTAACCATTACACCATAGCTCAATAAATGCCGCCGACATCTCCACTCACCCACGCCACCGCGTAGGGCTTTAATGCCGACGGCACACCATCCGCGTGCTTCACAGCAGGCCAATGGCAAATACCAAACTTAAAATGCGATTTGCGGATTATTGGCAGGAATCCGCTACCTGTGGCATATAGTACTCGTTAAACTGTGTCGGCCGTCCGTCTTCCGTAACGGCCCTCTGTTTGTTCGAGCAAATGGAATATCCCATTTTCCGGAGCCGACTGATGATCCGGCGCAGCTCCGTTGTGTGGTACAGCCTCTCAGCCTTGCGAACAGTCAGCCTGCCGCCGGCCTTGAGATAGGCCAGAATTTTATTTTGAGGATCGTGTTTCATGGCCTTTGATGTATTTGCCGCTTTTCCCACGGGTACGGTCGAATTTCCTGAGCCTGCCTTCCAGTTCGTCGATGCGCTTGTACAGGGTATCACGTGCTTGAGTGAGCGCCAATACCTCGTGTTCCCGCTCGATAAGGCGTCCATCCGCTTCATTGCGCTCGCAAAGGCATGTAGCAAGCCGCACCTCCAGGTCTTCGATCCGTTTCCACATTTTCCACCTGGGCGTCAGGTCGAAGCATAGAAATCTCCTCTTCCTCAAAGTGTTCTTCTCCATAGTATAATTGTTTTAAGGTGTTGCAAATAAGCCCGCGCGCACTGTAACTTTAAACTCCATTTCAAAACTGCGCCACCGAAAAACGCACGCGGGCAAGATGCAGACCTCACGCCTAAAATGAAATAACCCACTGCTGAAAGAACGGTGCGCAAGGTCTGCCATAGAGCCTGGATAGGCAGTCAAGCCACACCAGGCGTAATAATCAATACGGCTCTCCGGATTACTCCGGGTCATCGCTCGTTCATTGGTATTTATCTGTTGCCAGCCCTTCTGCGCCAAGTCGCTCGCCGGGTTTTACATCCGCTCGGATGGTTCTCGTGTATCAATGTGTCAAAGAACACAGAAATTGCTTTTGCCTTGCGGCGGGGTTAGTGCCAGCAATCAAACCCCTCACCTATGCGGTGGCTATCTTGGAAGTGCGGCAGGATTCGAACCTGCAACCTGCGCCCGGAAATGCAAGGTCTTTCAACCTCTGTGCTTCTATTTCGCATCCCTGCACCGCTCTACCTTTGAGCTACACACCTCGTGCTGTTATTTGTCCTTTACCTTCTCAACCTTCCACGTCTTGTGCATGGTGGCGATCAGGTCTATATACCCTTTGTATTCCTCCATCTGCTCGGGACTATAGCCTTCGGCCTCGCCAATTATTCGGAAATGCTTCTGCCACTCGGAAATGGTGTAGCGTTTGCAGCCTATTTGAATAACATCCTCACCCCAATAGGATACTGTATGACGAGATGCGCTGATAAATAGCGATTTCGGAACATCGCACCCGTCGCCCAGTTTGCACCCGTCGCCCAGTTCGCACCCGTCGCCCAGTTTGCACCCGTCGCCCAGTTCGCACCCGTCGCCCAGTTTGATATTGCGCGCCTCAAATTCGGCGGCTAATTCAGAAAGTTCATTGTACTGAAAGGGTGTCCAGCCTTTGCCTGAAACCCAGAGATAAATTGTTTTCATGGTTGGTTATATTTTGTGTTTAAAGTCCGTGGTTGTTAGCCCATATCACGAGTTCGGCAAGCGTTGTCGACCCTGTGCGACGCATAGCGTTTCGTTTGTGTGTTTCGACCGTCAACTGGGAGAGTGACAGTATTTCGGCAATCCGTTCGGTCTTACATCCCTCTTTATATAGGCGGACAATCTCTTTCTCCCGCATTGTCAGGTTAGTATTAAACTCTGGGTTACAGATTACTTTATAGTATTTGCACTCCCCCACCAGCGGACAAGCAACATTCTCGAAGTTGAACCGGCCTAATTCGTCCACATCGGGCACTTTGTCGTACATCCCGAAGTTGCAGCGGATAAACCGGTGTGCGCACCTGTATTTGAAATAGGGGGCATTCACCTTGCTCTTATTGTAAATCTCCGACAGCGCCTTGAATGCCTGCGGGTAGTCAATCTCAATTACCGAGAATAATGCGTCGGTGAGCTCCTTTTCTTCTTCCATATATGTGCGGACACCCTTTTCGTCGCGAATCTGCACCTCTCCTTCGGGTGAGTTAAAAAACTCTACGTTATTTAACCTTTGCATGGGTACCTTTGTATGGATAATCTTCTGGGAATAATGCGTCGCCGGGGAACCTATTTTCAGAGAATTTATATACACAGAATGCTATGTTATCCCTGTCTGACTTGTCAGGACGGGTGTGTCCGTGCGCCCATCGCCATATTGTTGTCCTGTCCTTTCCTGTCACAAGACGAATTTCTGCCCACAACTTACTTTTGCGAGTCTTCCCAAGTGTAGAAACATATTCTTGGAACGGCAACTTTACAGCGCGCTGATTTGCAGTATTCATATTCATATTATTTGTCCAGTATTGCCATGATCCGCTCAATGCAGGCGGCCTGCTCCTCGAGTAGTGCCGTCAAGCGGTCAGTCGATTGAATTACTTCGTTCATATTGCATCGTGCTTTAGTCACCATAGTACATTCCTCGGACACCATAGAAACCTGTCGGCACTTTCAGCAGTTCGGGGCGGTACTCCGTGGCCTTCGGCTGCTCCGTCGGGCGGTTCTCGATCTTCGCGGTCAGCATCGCCAACTTCTCGTTGCGCCAAGCCTTGCGCAGGCAATCCCCCAAACTCTTGCCCGGCTGTACCTTTTTAAGGTACCAGGCGTTCTTCATGATCTTCGATTTGTCGTAAGTTGCTTTCATCGCGTTGTCCGTTTTTATTACCTTCAAAAAGGTACAATCGTCAAATATTCAGTCCCCACGCTTGCGTTTTTCATCTTAAATCGTATATTTGTATCAGCTTTGTGGGTTTCACATTGCAAATATAGAATATAATTCTAAGAATTCGATGATTTTCTTAGAATATTTGCATAAATAATATTTATACGATTTTAAAATAATATTAAGCCTCTGATATCATGACCCTTAAAGAGAGAATCCAAGCGTATTGTCAGTATAAAGGGATTTCTGTTTCGCAATTTGAGAGACAGGCGGGGCTTTCAAATGGATATTTTAAAGAGGGGAGCAAAATGCCTCGCCCTGACAGAATCTCTAAAATTCTAAACAAATTTCCTGACATCAATAGAAACTGGCTCCTATACGAAGAAGAGCCCATGCTCAAAACTACCGACCAACCTGTCAGCCAAGGAGGCGAAGACGTCACGCCAACGAAAGCTGAACTAAATAACCCAAAAACTATGGAGAGATTCTTAGATTCACTACTCCGCCAAAACGAGGAGTTGATTCGGCAAAACGGGGCTTTAATTGACCTGTACCGAGAAGAGAGAGCGAAAAGCAAGGGCGATGTCGCCCAAAAAAAAGAGGCATAGCGGTATTCTAATTAGACTAATGCCATCTTCATTAGAGCGGAAGCAATATGATAAAATAGAACCACCCAAAATAAGATCCATATAATCGAGCTACACATTTAAAGGAGATTACGGTCTCCTTTAAAAATGACCGGGGCGCCCGCAGACCAAAACATAAAAACTTCGGATTATTTCAATAGCACAAACAAATTTTATACATGATGGATTACTACTTCGAAGAACCAGCTCCCATAAAATATGATTTGCTATTCGAGGAAGTAGCAAGATATGCAGTCAATAATGGAGGCATATCCACAACAGAAATTCAGCGAAAATTTGAAGTTGGATTTAATCGGGCTGGGCGCATTATGATGCAATTAGAGAGTGCTGGCATCGTTGGTCAACAACAGGGTATCAATCCTCGAAAAGTATATTTTGATAATATTACATCGTTAGAAAAATACCTTGCGGCAGGTGATTATCATCGAGCTTCCCTGTCTGCAGAAGAGCAGGAACGACAGAGGATATTGTTTCAACAAGAACAAGAAGAGCGTGAAAAAGCCGAGATCGCCGCGCGTATTAAAGAAAAATATCGCATACGTCAACTTGAAAAAATCGTACGGCAAGAATTGATCGACAGCGGAGAACTATTCGGTGATGAGCCAAAGCGGCCGCCAATTCCCAGGGAAATAGTAGATGCAGTATATAAGCGTGATGGTGGCCGATGCGTATACTGCGGATCCACACAAAACTTACAACTCGATCACATCATACCTTTTTCAAAAGGCGGGGCGACCACATTAGAGAACATGCAGTTGCTTTGCCAAAAATGCAATGTTGAAAAGTCGAATAAAATAGGATAACATAGTCATTTATGGATAATTATGTTAGTAATATATGGACAGCAATAAGTGCCATAGCCACAGCATTAATGGCAATAGCTACATTTGTTACTATATATTACAATGGAAAACGGTGGCGTAAAGAAGATAAAAGACGCGAATACGATGAAAGGCCTCGATTGGTTTACAGCATTTTTTGCCATGAAAACCTTTATTCGATAAAGATAATCAATGCCGGACTGCGAACTGCATACAGTATACAGTGGAGGATAAGTTCCGATTTCGATGATTTATTTTCGAATTATCAAGATATACAGTCAAACCTTCGTAGTAGTGACGTAAGCGGCAATATACATTTATGCCCCAACGAACACTTTTTAATACCGCTTTTCCCTATTAATCTTGTAGAATATTTGGCAAAAGACAAACCTACTAAAATTGAAAAACTATGTACCGTTGTCGATAGTGAAAAATATGATTCGATACAAAATGAGGCTTTGAATGGTACAATTCATTTACGAGGGCAATATAATCGTCAATATCCTATAGATGAAAATTTTGTTATTAAACAATATTTAAGATTAACCTAAGTATCTAAATCTGTCGAAACAGTGGATTGTTCTTTTTTTTGGGGACAATCCATTTTTTTTGCATTTTCTTCAATCTACCTCTTGTTATTAAAATGCCTGCTCCCACCTTTGCCCTGAGAGATTGTTTTTCATGGCAGAAGGGAAGCTGACGATAAAGCAGGAGAAGTTCTGCAACAAGTACCTCGAGTGCGGCAACGCATCCGAGGCGTATCGCTTTGCGTATGAGTGTTCGAAAATGAGCGATGAAACGGTATGGAAAAGATCGAGCGAGCTACTTCAAAACGGGGAGGTTACGGGGAGGGTAAAACAACTTCAAGCCCAATTAGCCGAAAAAGAACTTATCACCAAAGAGGAGCTAATCCGGCTTAATGTATCCATCATTAATGCCGACGTACTCGACTTTGTCGATGCCGACATGGTTGATATGAAAACCGAATATGGCGTACGGCAGGTTCCCTCAATTTCTTTCCAAGACCTAAAATCTCTTCCGCCTGAAAAACGGCGTTTAATCCAGTCCATAAAGATTGACCGTTCAGGTAGCCCCGTCGTGGAATTGATGGACAAAAGCAAGGCGATAGAAACCATCAACCGCATGCTCGGATACAATGCCCCGGAGAAAACTGCCAACACTGACACTAAAGGTAATGACCTTCCGCAGCCGACATTCAATACAGATCGTTTCTTTCAATTAATACAAATGAGCAGGAGCGATGACTGATTATTCCAGTGTAGGTAACTTCTTGTTGAAGGAAGGGTGTTTGGCATTTACGGCTGTAATGTTCGAGGCTGTGAACAAACAACCTTTTCGGATTGCGCCCCATCATCGAATAATATGCCATAAACTCGACCAAGTACTCCGTGGAGAACACCCGACTAATAGGCTCATGTTTAACATTCCTCCGCGACATTCTAAAACAGAGTTAGCCGTCGTGTCTTTCTCTGCGATAGGATTTGCCATCAATCCGCGTTCCGAGTTCATGCATCTTTCGAGTAGCGATCAACTCACTACCCGGAATGTTACGAACATACGGAGGATCATGGAGGATCCCAATTACCGCGCATTCTTCCCAAATGTCGAACTGTCCAACAATGCCAAAGGAAGTATATCCACCTCAAGCGGGGGTGTAATGTATGCGGCTCCCTTTATGGGTCAAATAACAGGGTTTGGATGCGGTAAACTGGGAGCACAAGAATTCAGCGGTGCAATGAGTATTGACGACCCGATGAAGGCTCAGGATAGCTACTCCAGTACTACCAAAGAGCGTATTGGCGAACTGTGGACTTCTACATTCAAGAACCGTCTTAATGACGTTCGTACCCCGGTCATTGTAACAGCTCAAAGGCTCGCTCCAGATGATTTTTGCGGATACTTATTGCAGCTTGAAGGCACGATAGAGGAAGGTGGAGAATGGGATGTTGTCAAATTCCCCGCAATCTTAGATGCAGGGCTACCTACCGAACGTGCACTTTGGGAGGATCGATTCGCGCTTGATAAATTAAAGCGATACCAAGAAGCGGATCCCTTCATATTTGAGACCCAGTACATGCAGAATCCCAAGCCTCTTGAGGGATTAATGTATCGTGAATTCCGAACATACGACGTTATCCCCTACTCCAAAGATTGCACGCATAAGAATTACACCGATACAGCAGATACGGGAAGCGACTATCTATGTTCGATATGTTACGACGAATTACCCGAGGGAAATTATGTGACCGATGTGCTCTACACAAAAAAGCCCATGGAGTATACCGAACCCAAGACGGCCGAAATGCTTGCAAGGAACAGGACGGAATGGGCTAATATTGAAAGCAATAACGGAGGGCGGGGCTTTGCGCGCAATGTAGAACGCATCCTTCGCCAGATGAACATTACCCACACAACGGTTAGTTGCTTTTCCCAGACCGATAATAAGCAGGTACGCATATTTACCAAGTCAGCAGACGTCAACAACATGACATTTTTCCCGACAAATTGGGATAAGAGATGGCCGGAATTCTATCAGGCCATTATGGGATATATGAAGGAAGGGGGCAATGCGCATGACGATGCCCCCGATGCGCTGACCGGATGCTTTGAAAAGCGCAGCACACCGATACAAGACGATGATTTAAGTGATATTAATATTTGGTAAACAATGAACTTTTTAGATCGCCTTTTTACATTTTTCCAAAATAAAACGCTCAATGCATTAGGTGTTGAGCGGGATTTAATGGAGCTTATCAAGGCAAAAGACATCAGTCAGGCGATGTCTTTGATGGAAGACCATGACGCGGAAGCAATGCAGGCAATATACGAGTACAATCCGAAACTTCACGCCATAATGAAGCGTCGAAATAAAACGAGAAAGGGACAGGAAGATTACCGCACGGAGAAATTGCCCCGCACTCGACAGCGTTATATAAATGAGGTAGAATTGTTCTTCCTGCTTGGAAATCCGATAAAATGGAAGGTATCCGACGAATCCGGTGATGCCGATGCATTTTCGGCTTACAAACAATTCCTTCGAGAAATACGATTCGACAGTAAGATGCGACAGGCTAAACGGCTGGCCGGAGCAGAAACCCAAAGTGCAAAGCTGTATCACATTTACAGGGACGAGGCAACGGGGCTTCCTTGGGTGAAAATAGTTGTGCTGTCGAAGTCTAACGGATATACCTTGCGCCCCATGTTCGACCAATATGGTAATATGTTGGCATTCGGGTGTGGGTATTATTTGAAGGAGGGCGCCGGAACAGTAGAGCATTTCGACATTCACACACCCACTTTTATATTCCGGGGAAGAAAAGCCAAAATAGGTTGGGATGTGACCCCAGTGCTTAATCCGACTGGTAAAATTAACATCATTTATTACAAGCAAAATACGGCATGGGATGGATTGCAGCCCCGAATTGATCGGGAAGAAAGTATTGACTCAAAAACCGCAGACACCAACAATTACTTTGCGGATCCAATGTACATTGCCACCGCAGCGGTTATCAAAAATCTTCCCACAGTTGATTCTCCAGGGAAAGGGATTAAGTTGTCAAGCAAAGATGATCGGTTTGAATACCTTAATCCACCTATGTCGTCTGAAACGAGGCAGCAGGAAAAGTCGGATTTAAAAGAATCTATACTTTTCGATACTTTCACTCCGGAGTTCACCCCAGAAAAAATGGTCGGATTGGGGACTTTGTCCGGTGAAGCCATTAAGCGCGCAATGGTTCTCGGATATATCAAGCGTGATAATCGAAAAGAGATATACGACGAACTCGTCGACCGGGAAAAGAACCTAATCTTGGCGATTATGATGAATGTAACTCATATCCATATGAGAGACAAACTCGCCACCCTCAAGATCGAGCATGAATTTTCGGAGCCCTTCAACGAAGACATTACTGCAAGGTGGCAATCCATAGGGAAAGCCTATGCAGATGGAGTGCTTTCACTTGAGGAATCTGTAAAATTAATGGGTGTTGCAGATAATTACCAAGAGGAAATCGAAAGAATTAGGCAAATGAAAGAAGCCTCTGCCACAAGCATCTACGAGGATGCAAAAACAAACCTTTCGACCAAAAAAGACGAGAATTCAAGTATCAATACCCCGACGGAATAAAACTTTTAGAACAATGACGGCTATTATACATCAATTTGATCCGCAAATTTATCCTCGGTTAATTTGGGTGGTAATAGGTGAAAAAAGCGCATCTGCAATAAGCGATAGGTTTGAAAATATAACAGATATGGACGACACATCTGCGGCGGATACGCAGAGTACATACGACATCACAAATAAAAGGGGTGGAGTTCTTATCAGGTTCGCCACAAAGGCGAACGCTCAAAATATCCAGTACGTTTGCCACGAATCTACACATGCGGCTATGGAGATATTCGATTATATCGGTGGACGCATTGATTGCAGTAACCAAGAGCCATTCTGTTATTTGGTCGGCTGGATATCTGAATGCATAAAAGAGGCTTTGAATTACCGTACAAAAAAAGTATAAATTTCCATCCTGCCCATTGTTATTAAAATGCCCGTCGAAATCTTTGCAACAGAGATTAATTAAAATAATATGAAAGAAAAACTTTTAGCACTGCTCCAAACCAAATTTACGGGGGTGGACAATGCGATCCTCGACCGAATCGCAACGAAAAAGTCGGAGAATGTAACGGACGAAGCACAATTACCTACCATAGCAGAGGGGATTGGCTTTCAGGACGTGTTAACCAGCTACGGCGACTACCGTGCAGGGGATGCGCAGCAGACCGCAGTCAAGAACTACGAGAAGCGGCATAACCTCAAAGACGGGAAGCCTATCGAGCAACCTGCCACAGGGGAGCGGCAGGCGAATACTCCTCCCAGTAGCGAAGAGCCCGAATGGTTCAAAGTCTACAAACGCCAGCAGGAAGAGCGTGAAAATGCTGTAAAAGCAAAGTACGATGCCTTGGAAGCAGCGCGTGTAAAGGCCGAACGGGACACACTTCTTCGCTCAGCAGCCAAAGCGGCAAACGTCAATGAATCAGCGTTAGACGACATCCTCGCGCTCGCTTCTGCGATGAACGAGGAAAAGCCGGACGAAACGAAGATCAAAGAAAAGTTCGCGGCTATACAAACGCGATTCGTTGCCGCAGGGCTTGAGGGGCAGGAAACGGCATTCCCCCTCTCCACATCTGAGGCTCAAAGCAAAGAAGAGGCCAAAATGTGGGCTGAAAATCTGCCGGATGCAAAATAAAAACAATAACAAACATGGCTATTAAATTCGAAAAGACACAAGTTAAGGGCGGGTTCCCGGTATTCTGGCGCGGAGAGCGCGAAGTGCTGCCAGGTGATTTCGCCGTGAAGGGCACCTATCCGGAAGGCACGATACTCAAAGAGGGAACGCCTATCAAACTCGATTTCGAGAACATGGAGTGCACCATCTGCAAATCGGCACGAATCGTAGAGGGCGGTACCACAACCAAACCGCGTGTCATCAAGGGCTCTATGTTCCAGATCAACGATGCCGTCAAAGTAGGCGCTTCCTCCGGCACCATCAAGAGCATTAGCACCGCCAACGAATCATACGACGAAATCACATTAAGCGCAGCAATGACAGAAGCAGTAGCAGGCGCTGATCTGCTCGGAGGGGATGAAATTCCGGACGCCGTCATCGAAACGACAAAGGAATACACCAAGGCCAATGGATTTCCGACTGTCTCGGCAGCTTATGGGGCGCGAATCCTCAAGGATGTAGCATACCCCGTCCCCGAGACTTGGCTGCAAGGCTACAGTATGAAAAACAACCCTGAAATCAAGTACATCAGACAGTAAAAGACAGGTAAACAATGAGCGAAGTATATTATTCTTCTATTTTCAGCGAGCTGACCAAGCAGGTGCAAGCTCGCATCGACGCAGCATCTGAACTGCGCAAGCGCTTGTTCGACCAAAATGTCTACGAGCGTTTTTTGGAGTGGGATACTCCCACGGTAGGGTTCAATTTCGAAGAGATCATCGGATCGTATAATCTGAGCGTAGCTGCCGCCACCTTGGATTCGAAAGGCAAGGAACCCATTATGGGAACTGAAGGCCTGGCTACAATAGCCAAGAAAGTCCTCATTCACCAAATGACCCTACCGATGCCCATTGAAGACTATCGGAAGGTACTTCAGCTGCTGGATTCACGCATGATCTCAGATCAGGCAAAGAAACAGCAGCTCGTAAACCTCATGTGGGGCGGCGTTGAACGGGTCGTGGAATCCGTACAGGCCAAAATAGACATCATCTTCCTGGGTGCCCTCTCGAACAAAGGGGTATTTTCATTCACTCAGGAAAACAACCCCGAAGGAGGTGTGCGAGGCAATATCGACTATGGCATGCCGCAAGAAAACATCGCCACAGCAGATACACAGTGGACGGAGGGCAACATCGACACGGTCGATGTATTCGAGGATATCCAAGGCGTTGTCGATGCAGCTCAGGAGAAGGTGACCTTCGACCGCATCCTTCTGGATCAAAAGCGGCTTTCGTACATCCTGCGCAGCAAGAAGATGAAGCAGGTTATTTTCGGCACGGACAAATCATCGTCGCCACTTCTGCTGGCCAACCTAAACGAGTTTATGCGATCGAACGGGTTGCCCGTATTCGAGGTGATCCGACGGATGACGCGCATTCAGGACAATGGCAAGATCCGCGAATACAAACCGTGGAATGACAAGAGCCTCGTATTCGTGCCGGAGGGTCGTCTCGGCGTCATCAAAAACGCTTACGCGGATAACGAACTTCGCCCCGAGCCGGGAGTTGCCTACTCCAACTACGGACGCATCCGCATCTCGCAGTGGGGCAAAGGCGAGACGGACAACTCGAACGGCGTGGAGTTTACGAAAGCACAATCTATTTCGCTGCCCGTCATTACCGAGATCAACGGTATTTACTCGCTGAGTGTAGAATCGTAGAAGTGCATGACGGTAGCAGAATGCATACATCAGGAGTTCAGCATGGTCGGAACCATCTCCGACTATGGTGTTCGCCGCTTCGCCAGGGAATGGGGATACGATCCCAACTCCCTGGCGGGTAGCGACCATCAGCAACAACTAATCGCCAAGCGCGTATCTGAGTTCATCGACAGCCTGATAATGCACCCTCTGTCGGTAAGCGAAAACGGGCATTCGGCGTCCTGGTCTGAAAGCGCCATGAAGCAACGGGCACAACTGATGCTTCGGCAATATGGCATCACGCCCGGCGAAGAATTGAGCAGCTCTATTGGCCTGTCCTCGATAAAGGATGCTTCGAACTTGTGGTAATATGTATTTCGCGCCCCACATACTCTATTTGAGGATCGATCCTCCCAAACAATACGACGAACTGGGACGTCCGATAGCTATGTCCGAAAATGATGCATGGCAGGAAATAGGTGATTGTCGTTGCGACGACGACACAACCGTCCGCCTTGTATCAGAGAACGGGGAGGTGCGCCAATCGAAATACCACATCGTCTACGAAGGGAGAGGAGTACCCAAAGGAGGTTACGTGAAATGCATTGACAAGGCGACCGGCACAGTACGGGGCGAAGGCTCTGTGGCAATAGCCAAGGTAAACAACTATTTCAACGCTTCAGACCTTTGGATATGATTACAACGGGAGACGCGCGCAACATACTGTTCTCGGCGTGTAAGGGGGTTGGGATAAAGGACATGCACACTTCATGGGCTATCCCCGAGGGGAAAGTCAATAGAGAGCGTATCGTCGTCATCACACCACCCGAGCAGACGTCGGACACGTATTGGGAAAATTGCTTTGTTGCTGTAAACCTGTGCGTCCCCGACATCAAGGGAGAAGCGAACCTAAAACGGCTGGACGAACTCGAACGGGCAGCCAAGGCGAGATTCAAAGAATGGACATACGGTACTTATGACGGATCCGCATACAGGTACAGGTATGAGAATATCGGCCGCGAAGAAGATGTGAACCTCGGATGCCACTATATCTACATCAGAGTACTATTCAGAGTATTAAACATTAAAAACAACTAAAACAATGGCAAAAGTAATAGCAGTAGGAATCAAGAAGCTGTATTATGCAGACCCCGCGAAGGTCACAGGAGATCTTACGGGTACCCTTCTGGCAACCATCATTAAAGATGTCAGCACGAAACAGGTGGAGAACATCCACCAAGACACATGGAGCATCGAAGAGGAGGAGCCGTCTACGACGGAGTACAGGAATCAACTCACCAATGGCGTATATCGCCAAGACACCGAAATGGGTAACATTCAGATGTCGTTTACCATCGGGCAATACGACTATGAAACCAAGGCGGCTTTCATGGGCGGCACGGGGTCGGAGACGTCATGGAAACGTGCGAGAGGCGTCACGCGCATTGAAAAATGCATGATCGCCCTGACGGAAGACAACCAGTATTGCGTCTTTCCGAAGGCCTCGGTTATCGCCCGTAACACCAATAATGAGGGAGCCGTAGGTATCGGTGTAGCAGCTGCTGCCCTGGAACCAGACAACACGGCGGTCTCGTCGGAATATTGGTTCGATTCTTCGGAGGTGGACGTCGAATAAGAACCTCCAAGCCATCAGCAGTCCAGGGGTGGGAGGCGTGTGCCCCTCACCCCTATTTCTTAAAATCAATCTTATGAAATTGGAGTTTATCAGTATCCGCATCGCATCGAAGGGATACACTGTATACAAGATGTCCCCCATGACGGCAACGCGCATCATGACGGCGCGGGATGTCAACAAAGATCCGGACGAGAGTAAGGCATGTATATCGGCGATGGCGCATAGTATAGCCTTGGCGGTTGTCGGCAGCCGCAACATATTCGCGGGTGTCAGGGTGTGGTTTTTACGCCGCAGATTCATGAAGCGGGGCACATTCAACGAGTTGTTCGACTGTTACCAGAAAATACTGCTGATGATACCCCTTGAGGATATTGCCTCGGTTGCAGCCGTAATGGAGGGATTGTCCGCAACAATATCCAAAGACCATGAGTAAATCGGCGGATATTGTCGCCAGGTCATTGCTGAATACGCATCATGTGTCGGTAAAGCTCGGGGTGCTGAAATTCCGGGTATACCAGCCGTTCGTGAAGGATTTGGCAAGGGCATTCGCCGGAGGGAAAATAGACGTTTCGATCTCCGGAAGGCAAAAATATTCCATGGAAACAATATCCAAGCTGCTTTTTCGGCGCTCATGGTGCCAAAAACTATTCCTGTGGTACGCCAAGCGGTATGCCACCTGTGAAGAGATTTCCGCCGCGACCATGAAAATAGCCGACATCGTATCGGGCAAAGACTTGTTCGATTCGGTGAAGATCGACAAAACACGCCGGAAAACAGTGTCTGAAACCGTCGGGAATAATACGATAACGGGCATTATTGCAACGATGATGGATCAATTGAACATCTCCTACAACGAAGCCTTCCAAGGCATAAACTACCCTACCATGCTACTCATGATGACCGACAAGGTGCGCACGCTCGTAGGGGACGAGGAAAAAATAGTGCGGGGATCGGGCGCCGATATGGCCCGGAGAAGAAACAATAAGAAAAGAGGCAATAAAGAGCAGCAATGAGCGCATTATCATTCAAAATAAACGCGGAAACCGATAAACTCAAGAGTTTTATTACCATGCTTGAGTGGTTGCGGCAGGTACTGGCCGAAATCCCGGACAGTACAAAGGAATTCGACGTCATAAACCGTAAAATTGGCGAGATGGAGGCGCGTGTCGAGCAGACAATGCGCAAGATCGCCCAGATGGAGCAGCAGGCAATGGATGCGGCGTCCAAGGCTGCCGCATCGGCCACGACCGGAACTGCTGGCGACGGTTCTACGGCAGGAACAGCGGCTACCCAGGCCGAAACTGCGGCATACCATGACCTGCTTAGTGAGCTAAAAGCCGCTAACGACGAAAAAACAAAGGCAATAGCCCAAATTAGACTGTATTCAAATGAGATCGCACGATTAAAAGCGGATGTAACCGCGCTCAATAAGGAAGAGCAGCAGAACGGGCAATTGTCTGCAAAGAAAAGGGCGCAAGTATTGGACGCTGCCGTATCTATCGAGGAATACAAGCAGGAAA